CTACACACATTTTCTTCTATATTCTATGATTTTGTTGTCGGCGCTAACGATTTTTTCAATGTCAGCAAACGATTTTTCAGGTGTAACATGTGTATACAAGTCCATTGTCATTTTCAGTGTTGCATGACCCAAATATGATTGAACGACTTTCGGCTCTATCCCTGACTCAAAACATCTTGTCGCAAACGTATGTCTGAATGTGTGACCGCTAAAAAATGGAAATTCATTGTCACTGCTCTTTGTATCATTTATCCGTCTTACAACTGAACGTATAGAGTCGCTGTATATAACCGAATTAATTGGTGTGTTAAACCTTGTAACAAACAAATATTCGTTCTGTTCTTTAGGCCTGCGTGTCGAAACTATCTTTTTAAGCTCAAATTGTTTCGTCAGATATTCCTTGCACACACTGTTAATTGGTACGTGTCTGTAACTCTGCTTGGTTTTTGGTGGCTCAACATGAAAAGTCTTGCCTTTATCTTCAAGGTATTTCTGATACACAAGTGTCTTATTAACATCAATATACCCCTCGTCCATATGTATATCTGCAATCGTGAGCGCAAACAGTTCTCCTGGGCGCAAGCCTGTATTAACTGCCACATTATACATGTTGTCGTAAAAAGTGCCTTTGCACGCTTCAAAAAACTCGCTCTGTTGCTCTACTGTCAATGCAAAGGCATTAACTTCTTTGTCTGCTCTCAGCTTTACACCTTTCGCCGGATTCTTAATCATCAGGTCATCTTCCATAGCTCTACTGAACATGTCATTTAAAATAACCTTGATTTTGCTCTGTCTCTCATACTTATAGTTATCGTCAGAAGCTTTGTCGATAAGTAACTGCACGTCTGACTTGCGAATAGATGTTATTTCATGGTTTCCTAAGTATGGTGAAATGTTCTTCTTATATATATGCGTATACTCCCTAATGGTATTGGGGCGCACTCTCTTTTTCTTGTATACATTCATCCACCTGTCAAACCACGCATCAAGGGTAATGCTGTCTCTAACACTTGTGAATTGTTGATTGTCGCTCACTGCTTTACTAAGTTCTTTCCGCAGTTCCGACAATTTGCTGTTGTAAATTGTCTTGCTCTTACCGAACCTATCTTTATATCTGCCCTGATAAAGTCCGTCCTTACGCTGGGTTATTCCGACTCCCAGCTCTTTTCCTCTCAAATCCTTTCCCATACTGATTTATGGCTCCTTTCAAAATCAAAAGCCATTATATGATAATTTCTATATTACTACATAATGGCTTATAATTCAATATATCTATTTATATGCTGTCTGTCTTTTCAAGGTATTTTTCAAACTCCTTGCGCTTGACTAATCGCTTACCTCTCCCGACAAAAAGTACAAAAGGGCACGAGGGATTATTAAGCATATCATTGATTCTGTTAATTCCGATGTTACTGTATTCCGCAGCTTCATCAATCGTCAGCGTTACTTTTTCCCATATTGGCACTTTGTTAATCATCGCCTGACTCCTTTCTATCTTTTCTTTAATGTCTGCCACTCTCCGGGAAGTGGTTGTTTTTGAAATTAATAGTCTCTGCGATACCTCTTCAAGGCTTTTGTCAGCAACTAGCAACTCAAAAACTTCCGCTTCCTCTTCTGTGAAATTGGCATTTTTCATAATTTCTTCAAGTTCCGGCTTAGTAAGTTTTGAAAACTTCATAAGCCTGTCTCCTATTCTTCGGTTTTGTTTGCACTGTGTATACAAGTTTTTGAGTATCGGCACGAGCTGTTACATGGCTTGTTGTCCTCGTATACACATTGTCTTTCAATCGGCTCTATATCACTTATAGTTCTGCTGTTCATCTGCTCTCCCATTCCTCGCAACTATCGGTATAATCTGTCCAATCAGCTACATATTCGCTATCTTGGTTACAGCATACCCAACCTTGCGATATATCCTCGTATTGATGATATTTGCAATTTCCACAACATTCATCCATTTTTGTTATTCTCCTTTACGTTTACATGGTATCTGCGAATCTTACAACATTCTTCTTCCATTCCAGCACAACAGCCAAACACGGCATATCCTGTTTTTTCCATGTGGCTGTAACATATATCCTCATCATCGGTATTCATAATGCAACATGCAACTGCCATTACTGCTATAGCAACCGCAATCACACCTATAATTGTTATAACCATAATAATCACCTATTCTTTCCTCAACTCGGCTTTAACTTGTTATTGCCTAATTAAAACCGAGTTATTGCTATTTAATTGGCATACAGGCTTCCATCAGCATTATATCTAGGGCATGTACCACCATCTGGTGTCGTCAAATAATGCACTCCTGTTTCGGTATCTCTGTATTCGTAAAAATATCCGTAACGGCCTATCTGCTCAAAGTTTATACGTTGTGTTTCGGCTTCTGCAATATTACTTTCACAACCGCCTATCATAGCTCCGACTAATAATGTAACTGTCAAAGCCAATGCCATAATTACTTTATTCTTCATTTTATCATCGCTTCCTTTTTATACTGTTCTGCCATATATTGTCCGTAGCTCATGCCTTTACTTTTAGCAATCTCGCAGATTTCAGCAAGTTTGTTTTTCTTAACAGGCTTTCTTTTAAGTCTTTTCTTTTCTCTGATTTTTCTTAATTCCGTAGCTCTCTGCTGTCTGTGTGCTTCACAACACGTATTTTGGTTAGCTGCGGTCGGTGTAAATATCTTGCTACAGACTACACATTTAATCGGTTTGTAGTGTTTCATTGTTTGCCTCTCCATGTTTCTTCATCAAGAATATACTGTCTGATAAATCTATCTGCGTACTGTGGGTGTATCATTGACCTCTCTGTTTTTCTTGATGTTTGGCGCGTTCCCTTTGCATCTGCGATAATACGTTTCTTAACATATTCAAGTGGTTCAAATACAAGATTATTTTTAGGCGCACAGCCAATAAACCAATACTGAGTAGGCTTTTTATAATAATCTCCGTTCTTCGTGCGGTCTTTATCAACAAGCGTGGGCTGTATGCACCAATATGTAGTCAGATAATGTGGCTGTGTGTATGGATTCTCGATTACTAATTTCAATCCTTTTCTTATTGCTACAATTACCATTTTACATAATAGTACATACAACTCTGTTAGCTCATTTTGAAGCGTTATAGAATATTCCAACTTCTTTTCTGTATTCCAGTCCTTTTGCTGAGTTGCCTGTCCTCTAAACAATAGCGGCACTCTCGCTTCAAATCTTGTACAAGGGAAAAATGCAAATATCAAATCATCGGTGCTTATCTTATCAAACAAGCTTGGCTCGCCTTGATACCCCCCCTCTATCTCTTTAAAAAGGTCAGTAACATAGTCAGTTTCGTTAAATTCATTCTGAATATCATAGTCGTAGGCTTCAATTCCATACTTCTTGAAAGCGTTCTTGAATGTGCCTGACTGTTCAAATAAACAATGTACTTTCATACTGTATCTCCTATAAAATCGCTTAATCTCATTTGTGCCATTTCGGTATCTAACCTCTGCTTTGATACCTTGTAATAGTATTCGTCAAGCTCAAACCCGACAAATTTATGATTTGTGTTATAGCAAGCTATCAAGCTACTAGCACTGCCCATCTTTTACGAATATTTTACTTCCGTTTTTCTGCCTAACATATCCGCTTCTATTTTTCCCACCATGTTCCTTTCTCCCATACGGTGGGTCTACAATCGCAAGGTCAAAATACTTGTTAGGAAATTCTTTCATTCCTTGCATACAATCCATGTTGTAATATCCAAAATCCAACATTTTCTCTTACCAAAAGGAAACCTCGGTTTTATGTCGCGACAACCTATTCCTTTCTGATAAATTAATTAATGTTTAATATTTTCACTACACCACTGCCCTTGTATCTCATCATCGGTCTTATCTCGTCCGTGAATGTCATACCATGCAAACGCTACCTCTGTCAGACCGATTATGCCGAATACTATGAGGGCAGTGTATACTACTGTTGTTATGCCGGTCATTCTGCATCGCTCCAGTCTAATTTTTGACCGCAATTCCAACAAAACGTTGTATTCTGCCGTTCGTTCATGTATTTTTCTAAACATGCATTTCCACAAGTAGGACATTCATAAGCATATACTCTTATTAACATACCTCTGTACGAATCGGTTTTTCTCGGTTTCTTTGGAATTTGCTTTTTAAGCGCCTTAATCGCCATATCAATAGATTCTTGTAACATCACATAGCCACTTGTTGGCTTATTGTTTTTAAGACATTCGATAGCTTCTGCCTCGTTTCTTATTAGTTTATCGTTCTCTGCCATATTCTCTCCTATTCTGCTTCTGATTGAAGCCATTTTAACGTTACTGCCAACTCTCTTTCTTTCCTATTGCATCTGAAAGCGCACCCATCTGAAAAGTTATCACAATAATCAGTACAATTAAAGTTCGGACTGCTTGCAATACGTTTTGCCATTTCTTCATCCGGCATATTTCTTATCCTGTCGGCATGAGTCTGTCTGCTTTCGCATCTGCAACAGGGCTCATTATCTCTTGAATTGCTGTTGTGCTGGCAGTTACAAGAGGCAGAATTAACTAACCCCAAAATTTCATCGCAAAGGTCAAATATCTTTTCAGAAACCTCAATATCTTCACAACCGCCAATCGCTATTTCTTTGATTGCTTGTAATTTATCTCCTATTGCTAAACTATTCATTTTCTCCACCTCTCAATTCTTCGAAATAGAATTTTACATCGTCAGACACATACTTAACGATTCCAAACCGCTCCGCCACTTGATAAGGTATGCTGTCACGCATAAGCCTTTTATGTATTTCCGAAAGATACTTTCGAAATCCCTCGACATCTAAAGTGGCTTTATAGTGGTTGCAGCTCCTACAAGCTGGCATGTAATTTGAAATGTCGTCTGCTCCACCTATCCTAAGCGGTGTTGCATGGTCTACCTGCATATCTTTGTAAGCTATTTCTGTACCACAGTAAGCACAATGTCCGTTATACATGAGATATACAGATTGTCTCACTTTTTTAGGTATTGCTTTTCTTTTATTCATTTTTTCAGTTCCTTTCTTATCTCAATTCTTTCAGCTTTTCTTCTGCTGCGGATTGTGCTAATTCCATACCGGCAAGGCATCCGTTAGCATATGCATTCTCGTAACATCTATCTATAGCTAAATAAAATTCATCGCAAAACAATTCTGTAAGAGGACATTCTGAACACTTATAATTCTCGTGGTAGCATGTAGACTTTATATGAACACATTCTCTATATCCTGTCGTGTCATCTTTTGCCGGTAACTTAACAAGTCTACCCTGTTCCTCTAACTGCTGATACTCTTTGGATTTTTCAAGCCACTCAGCTAACTGCTCACAATCTTCTGCGCTTTTAATGCAAGAGGCATGCATAGGATTGTCTATATCAAAGAAATCTGCATGATAACGATGTTTTTTAGCTGATTCTTGCGCACGTTCTATAAATTCATCAATATTCATTACTGCTCCTTTCCGGAAGTTTGGCTAGTTCGCATACTGTACACATCTGACCACTCCATGATGTTGTTCCATGATTCCAAGCGTAAACTCTTCCATTCTCATATTTTGCAAAATGCCTTTTAACCCACTGGTGAATACCACTATACGTTACCAGTATTGGTGTATCAACTGCAACTTTTGACCAGTCAATTGGTGGTTCAACATATTCGCTATTCGCCCACTTTTCTCTTGCAGAGGTGCAAAAGCCAGTATTACTAAGACCAAATAAACAATCTTTACACGCTAATTTATAGCACGCTACCGGCTCTAATGTTGCTTTGTTAACTGCTATTTTGCTACCACTACAAGCAATATCCAAAATCTTTTCTGCAAATTTCTCTCTATTTGTCATTGTTTTGTATTCCTTTCCCATAATCCGGCATATGTTTAAATCTTTCATATGCCTTATTGTCTCTGTGTTTTTCCATGTAGGCTTTTTCCTACTATCGTTTGAATGCTTTATATGAGCATTCTGTGTACTATCATTTTCCCACACATAACTCATTAATCAATCACCTTTATGTACCTTTCATCAACGTAATTAACCTCATCAGCAAGGCATTGTGCCACCTTTGGTAATGTCAGACCGAATTGATTAAATTTATACAGTGTGTCAATTAAATTCCTAAATTCTGCGATAAACTCTTTAATTTCCTTAACCGACAATTTAAACATCAGCTTAAGTGCCGTACATGCTAAAGTCATGTAGCTGTATGCCGTGTCATTCAAAAGCTGCCTCGTATCGTTTATCGTGAGTGGATTATTCCTTTGATAAATCCTAATCAACTGTTGCATTGGGATTAAATTAATCTCTTTCTGCACATCAATGCCATATCTAACTTTCAAAAGTTCGGCAAGCGTTTCGGTTTTCATTTCATTTTCATCCTGTGCCCTTTCAAGGTACTCATTTATGGTTCTTTCAAGCCTTACAATGCGCTTATTGCCAAATCCGTGGTGCAAATACAGTACATAGTATCCTAAGTCCATAAAGTCCGTGAAAGACCGCCTTACAAGTTTTCTACGGTTATTGCTGTTTTTCAGCGTAACTCTCTCTGATTTTGTCCATGTAAAATCCGGCTCTTTGTGCTTTTTCTTTGGTTTCAGTTTGTTGCTCATATTTCTTCATTCTTTCTTCAAGTTCTCGTTTTGCCCTAATGAAACAGGCTTCGGTAGTTTCTTCTGCGACTTTTACAAGCTCTTTACCGCGCCACCGGATAGTTACTTTTGCTTCCTTGCTGTTTGTTTTGTAAATCATTCGCAAGTCATATCTCCTTTGCAGTGGTCGGTAAAACTCGTAAAAATCTTTCAAGGAGTCCATTGTGAATTCCTTTCTTTTATCTTCTGCCGTGCCAAGTTTGCCTTTTCACAAGTTGCATTCTTAACGTTCTGCTGATAGTGCATTTCGCAGACCTTATATCCGGGCTTTACCGGATTATCGCAGAAAAAACATAGTCCTTGTTCGTATCTGCCGGTTCTTTCAGGCATTTTGACTCGTGCTCTTCTCATTGTTTCCCGACAAAATGTGCAAGTGGTATGTCCCGGGTCTGCTTTTCTTTTACGACAGCGTGTACATATGCCATTTTCCTTGTCTTTTTCGTATCGTGCTTTTCGCCATGCCTTTTGTCGCTCATTGTATTTTTTTACATCAGCAGTGCGTATCTTTGACATGGCTTCGGCTGATTTTGCCCTACACTCAACACAGCTTTTTTCATCACCATATAGCAAGTTTTTACCACACCTAGGGCAAACACCAACCGCCTGTAATTTTTTATAAAGCTCTCGGCCATATGCTGTACGTTTGCTGTTACATGCCGTGCAAACCACGCCTTCTCTATCAAGTGGTTTTCCACAAAGCACGCAAAGGTTACTGGCTTTTCGTTCTTCGTATCTCTGTCTGGAATACTTGTCTTTTATCATTTTTTTGCTAGGAGTAAAACATGTTTTAATTGGTCGACCAAAACCTCTACCTCCTATCTTTTCATCTGCTCGATACGTTCCTTAATTTCTTTTGGCATTGGAATACCTTTAATTTGCTTATTTTGGCTTTTATTATCTTCAAGCGATAATTTTATCGTCTGTTGATTTTTAGAGCCGATTTGAGCCGAATACGAGCTTTTATTGGTACTTTCAATCAATGCCTTTATATCCTTTGGCATTCTTTGATACTCCTTCGCTCGATTAACAACTGTCCTGTAGGTTCTCATAAAGTTTGACTGCACTACGTTTTCAATGCTCTTGCTGTCCGTCAGCGCCCAGTTTCTAAGATTATCAGGACTCCCGACAGCCTTTTGTACAAGTGGTGGTAGCTTGTTAAATTCTTCAACTGCACCATAATAGCCATTTCGTAGTGCCCTGCTAACAAGGAACCACGCTTCCATTTCGTTAAGCTCCTGTGGGGATTGAACCTCATGCAGTTTGTTGATTAACTGTCCAATGCTTGGCGCAAATCCGCTTGTATCGGAATGCACGTAAGTTTTCAATGCCATAGATATTTGACTGTAGCTGTATTCTTCCAACATCATATTCCACACATCTACTGTCTCCGATAAATTGCTTGGCTTGTAATTGGGGTAGCAATCACACATTATGCGAATGATTTTAACTGTCTCGTCTCTTGTCAAGAATCGCCACCCACCTTTAGATGTTCTGCAATTTCCTCAATAAGATTGTTTTCCATTGTTGTCTTTGATTTAAACAAATTCACAACATCGTCAATAGCTTCTCTGTAGCCAACTGCATATCCGTGGCCATATCCGGCTTGCCTGTTTTCTTCTAACATTCTTTCTGAAATGTTAGGTGACATTCTGTGTTCTTTTTCTGCCATTTTTATCGCTCCTTTACACATTATCCCAATCAATGGTGCCTTTGTTAGCCGAATGTGGCTCATTGTCCTTTAGTGCAAACAGTCCTTGCCAGCAATGGTCTACTGACTGATTAAGAATTTTAACAGCCAAGTCGTTATCACCCTTTGAAAGTCTCTCGATAGTGTTCATAGCTCGATGTAATGCCATTTCAGTGCATATTGGCTTTTTGATTTTCTTTCGCATTGTCAGATATTCCTGAAAAGCACTCTCTAGCATTTCATCATCAGGGTAGTAGACAGTTTTCTTTTTAGATATTGATTTATCAATATCTTTTTCTTTTATATCCTTATCTTTACTATCCTTAACTATACTACCCTTATCTATACTTACCTTACCTATACTATCCTGTGGCAGACAAGTGGCAACCACTTGGCAACCATCTGGCAACCCATTGGCAACCACACGGCAACCATCATCAGAAAATGTGTATGCGCCATTGGATTTTATCTTTAATTTTGCCAATTCTTCCTTAAAATTCGTTGGTGTATACCGGTCTTTTCTCAAAGCGTTTGCCATGCGCCAATGCTTAATTACAATCACACCATTATCAAACTGATAAATGTATCTTTTTTCCAATAGTTGCTGTAAATCAGCCACACTTGCGTGAGCTTTAAACATGGAAACTGATACCTGATTGCAAAATCCGTCATCGTCAGCAGACATAGATAAATGCAAATATAAGGCCTGCGCACTTGATGATAAAGCCATGAAATTATCATCATCAGTGACTTTTTTTGTGAACATTCTACGTTCTGCCATTTTTAATCTCCTATTTTCTTCAAGTTTCGGTTGATATATTTTAATCTTTTTCCTCGTGGTTTATATTGTTATATCTTTTTCTCAATGTGTTCTGCACCTTGTTCATACCCTTGAAGCCACCGACAATAAAAGCTATCTCTGCTCTATTTTCCGTTGCCCTTGTTTCCGCTTCCATATCACGCAGTCCGTACTCTGCCTGAATAATTTCATTTGCAGTAATTCTTTTCAGAATTTCTTCACATTTCTTCTTGCTTAAAATCTTCATTCTGCTTCGCTCCTTTCAGCCGTTCGGCTATCTCGTCAATCTCTTCTTCTTCCAAGATTGTAAAGGCATATTTTTCTTTAATGAACTTTATAGTGTCATCAACACCCTTGTTATAATTATCAAGCCTAGCATTTCTATATTTCAATATCTCATTATTCAAAGTTTCTTCGCCCCAATCTCCGCTATCAAACCATTCAACAGCTTTAAATACAGGACTAAGTGCTTCAAAAAGTGTTTCTATTCGTATACTTGCCGACTTGATATACTCAACTAGTCTCTGTGTATCTTTAGCCACATCTTTAAAACCCGCACTATTCAATCTATCAACCATATCTTGCAGTAATTCTGTTGACGAACCATTCATAAGCTCGTCAATATCTTTGCAAAACAAATAATTCCAACTTCCACCGCTCATTCCGAATCACCTACTTTCTTTGAGTTTTAGTTAATTAAACCCTTTATATGCTTTTTGGCTCTTTCAAATATCTTATCGTGAATGTAGCTCTTGATATCGTTGTAACAATCTTCGCATAAGTCACTTATCACTGTCTTATCATTAACATTTGAATAGCCTCTTTCTGCGTAATCGCCAGGGTAAATATCAAAGCCTGTTATTTTATAACAATTTCTACAAAATTTGCCACAAGCATCACATTTGTACGCTTTACTCATTCTGAATCACCCGCTTTCAATAAATCCATAAATTTCTCATACTGTTTCTGCGATACTTTGTTACACTTCTTATCGTCTCTGATTTCGATTTTAAGGTGTTTTTCAGCGATAGCCGATAATTCCCTTGCTAACACTTTTTTGCCTTGCTGTATGCCGTCTCTGTAGCCTTTAGAGGGCTTAAATTCATTTATCTTTTCCTTGCCCTCTCCCTGACCGCCAGCCGTCTTGTTATATCTGCACTGATAACCTCTTTTTGTGTATTCCAAAATCCAATATTGCTCCATTTCGTCAAGCTTGTCTTTCGGATAGTACATAACATTCAATTTCCAACCATAAGGATTTTTTCCGCTATAAAATCCTCTTTTCTTGATTGATAAATCTATGTGCTGATAGCCTGTCAAGTGTGATATACTACGCTCTAAGCAATCTACGCTTTGACCGATATAAAAGTACGATATTCCGTTTTCATCAGTTCTAGTGTAGAAATAAATACCACTTTGATTCTTCATATCGGGGCAAGCGTTTAATATGCGTTCTCTGTTCTTGCTTTTTATGGCATATAATTGTTTATAATTTACACTTGGCATTTCTCTTACCTCCTAATATCTAAATCGCGTAATATTAGTATCGTCTGACCAACAGCCGAATGTATCGTTATCACCATAAGCTTTGACGCTTACTGCAGCTCCGTCCATACCATCTGCGATAAAATCATCATTGTAATTGGTAGAGTAAAATGATGTATGTGTTGTATCAAATTCTTTGTAAGTTCCATCGGCTTTTGTGATACGCACCTTATAGGATGTTGCGTTTTTGACCTCTGACCACTTGACTGCTACGTGACTGTAGTTAAAATACCTTGATGCACTCTTGTAATACGATGCATACTCCACCACAGGAGTATCGAGGATGCATTTCTCAAGCCAATTTTTTACATAGTTGTCGATTGCATCTTTTAAAGCGCCATCAGGTTCGAAATTGATATCTGGAATCTTCACAGATGGTGGTTTAAGTTGTGGCGTACATGCCGACACCGGTACAGCACTGGAAAGAGCCAGTGTAAGCGCGCCGATTATTGCTACTAATTTTCTTCTTTTTCTACACATTGTTTTATCCTCCATTATTGTTCTTTTCATTTTTCTACACATTGTTTTATCCTCCTTTAGTCTCATGCTCACACCTCTTTAATTAAACGGTAATTCCTCGTCAATACCATCAGGGATTGACATAAAGCCATCATCGGGTTTTGGCTGTGGCTCTGCACTGCTGCCACTTGAATTTTTACTGTCGCAAAACTCCAACTTAGATATGTTGCAATCGTTAGTGTAGACTGTGTTTCCGTCTCTGTTCTTGTAACTGCCTGTAGTCCACTCACCGATAACTGCAATCTTCGAACCCTTAAATACGTGCTTTTCTACTGTTTCAGCAATTTTGCCAAAAGCCACGCAGTTAATGAAATTTGCCTTATCGTCTTTCTTCTTAAAATTCTTGTCAACGGCAAGTGTAAATCTTGCTATTGCCATTGCATTTTCACCCTGTGAATATCTAATCTCAGGGTCCCTAGTTAATCTGCCGATTAATGTTACAATGTTCATTATTTTTCTCACTTTCTACTAATTCAAATCTGTATTTCTGTTCTGCATTAGGATATTTTTCCTTTTCAGAATTTATTATTTACATCTTGATTTTATATACCCTAATTGGTTGCCCTTCACTTTTATCACTTTCTTGTGGGTAATATGTATTGCCAATCCATTCAAATTTTAAATATACTAATTCAAAATCATTTTTTTCAATACTGCAATTTTTAGGCAATCCATGAAAAATTTTACTATGGTTAAAACAAGCCTCTACATCATTGTCCTTATACCAATTCATATTTATCAAAAATTGTGTTTTATCATTACTGATACCGCTATAAAAGTTTCTCATTCACACCTCCTGTCCAAAAGAAACTCTTGGCATATAATCTTCTTTCTAAAAAGGGCACTCATTAGGATTAGCAAGTACCCATTCCTTGTTACGCTCTGCAACATCTACATTCGCCCCATAAGCGACTTTTTTCATTTTCTCGATAAAACTATCTCTATCAGAATTTTCACTCGATAAATGGCACATTATGACGTTCTGCAAGCTGTCTGAATAATTTGCCTTAACAAAATCGCAAGCTGTGTCAATGGATAAGTGACCTCTGAATACGTGATTAGCTTTTCCTGTGTTGTCTCTGTCGATTAAATCCTTGTCATAATTCACACCTAAGAGAATGTGGTTTATGTCTTTAAACTTCCACTTGACAACCTCACAATCGGTTATATAAAGCATTCTCCCCATTTCATTGTGAGTAATCAGAAAGCCATATATCGGGCAAGGTTCGCCATTTGCGTTTGTATGTGTCCAATTTCCGTCTATTGTCGTTAAATCAAAAGGTTTTACTGTAAATTCGCCCATATTCATTGATTTACAACTATCGCCTAAATATGGGGCAAGTATTGGTATTCCCATTGACTTAAAATCGTTTAATGACTTGCTGTGATCTAGAGGTGGGCATGACTTATTATCATGCCCCTTATCCCCCTTATATGCCAATTCAAGCCTTTTTTAATCTCCTTAATCGGTATTCCACAATCAAGGATAAGTGTTTCTCCACTGTCGGAAGTTAGCAGATAGCAATTTCCGGCTGACGATGAGCCTAAACATTTTAAGTACATTTACATCTTCTCCTTTACTCACTACTTCGCAAAAACAATAATAATTTTTCTGTACAATCAGCACAAAGGTCATATCTATAATCTACATATGAATAGCCATCTGGATTACCATAAAACATTGAATGAAAGCACAGTCGATTTTCTTTTTTGATACCATATTTAAAATATCCAGCCCATTTAGACAAACTGTACTCAAAAGGCTTTCCACATCTATCGCATTTACGGATTTCTTCGACTGACATACTCACACCTCGATTTCATCATCCTGTGGGAACTGAAAAACAGCATTGCTGACACACTCTACCTTTGACGGCTGATTTTCTGCTTGCACCATAACACCGCACTTCTTTAATCTTTCAAATTCCTTTACCACATCTTCTGAAATATCAACATTCTGCATTACAATCGGCATACCGATATATGCTTCTCTCAGCATTTCCATAGCCTTATACGATTTCTCTTTGGAAGAGTACTCGCCTAATACGTATTTCTCTCCATTGTATAGTGCTATAACGCTCTCCATTGCGTGGCACACAACTAACTGCTCATAAGGCAAATCAACATTGCCATGCTGTGAAATTACTCTCATATCAGTCCTCCTCGCTCTGCATGAACGGCGGTAGTTCCTCTGACTGCTTGTCAGCTGTATCGGTCGGCTCTACATCAATTATGTTGTCCTCGTCAAAATCTACTGTGTTTGCGTTCTGCTCAATATCGTAGGCAACATCCTGTTCAAGCATTTCATCGTGGCTGATTTCCTCGTAATCATCTTCTTTACCAAAACCGCTATGAGTATTGTTGATAGCTTTGAGAAGTCTGTTCTTAACAGTTTTCATAGCCATCTGGTCTGCGAATTTCTGATGAACTCCGTTTCCAGTCTCCTTATATCCGTATCCCTGTTTCCAAGCGGTCTTTATCTGCGCCATAGTCATAACTTCTGCAATCTTCTCACCATTTCCCATAATCGCTACCGCATAAGCACCAACAATCTTGCCATTGTCGATATTCTCAAAACTCTGTTCGTGGCAATCAATAATTGTCTTTGCATCCTCCTTGTGGTACTTGAATACATCCCCTTTATAAATAACTGATGCATTAATGTCTTTAAGCCCATATCTTCTAGCAAGACAAGTTGCACCGTAAACAGACGGCTGACAGCTTAATTTGCCCGCATAAGCGACTGGGTAACACTGTTTCTTTCTTATTGATAATCCGTCTGTTACCATTTCAATAAGTGCATTTTCGATACTTGCCCTTGTGCAACTCTGTAATACAGGCTTCTTATTCATATCCTGTGTGTCCTGTAAAATAAGCATTGCTGACATAAGCTCATTTGTGTAGTTGTAATCTTTAGGAAATGTTAAGCCAAATTTCTCTTTCTGCTTAATTTTTACAACCATTCCCTCTGTAAAATCTTTTGCTACAAGCTCTCTGCTTTCAGCTTCTTTCTTTTCTGCAACTGCTGTATTCTCTGCCATAATTAATCCTCCTAAATCTCATTAAAAACCTGAACCGCAAACATTTTATTAGGTGTCTGCTTGATTAGAACTCCGTCAGATATGACTGTATACATATATCCGTCATACTTAAGTTCTACAGTATGTTTCTTGCTGCCCATATAATAATTTCTCTTTTTGATACTCATGCCTATACCTCCTATAATCCAAGTAACTTTTTGAGTGTTTCTCTTGCTCTCTCGGCTTCATCTTTCACCTGTTCCTCGCTTTTATCAGCAAGCCTAATCACCATTTTGTACTCTTCCTCTGAAAGTTCCTCTTTAAGCGCATGTAAAACAGTAACCGCCTCTGCCATAATATTGCTTCTTGTACCTCTAAATGTAACTTCTCCGTCTTTTGCTTTAATCATCTCTATACCTCCATATTTTCAATCACAAGCTCTTTGTCCTGTGTGTGCTTCAACATAATCAACTGGTTATCAATCTGTGGTATTCTCCAATCGTCAACGCTCTCTGTATCATCGATGATAATTGGGAAATTAACGTTTACCACTTTCTGAAAAGCTCGGCACACGTCAACCTCTACTAACATCCTTGCACCATGATTGAGATTTCTTGCATATGCTTCGCCATTGTAAACAAAGTCGCAGCACTCCTCGGTATCACCATTTAAGAGCGGTCTAAACAGCTTTGCTGTGGCAAAATCCAAGTACTTATTTACATCAGCCTGTAAAAGCTCATTCTTCTTGCGAGTAAACTCTTTCAGCAAATCAAGCTTTCTCTCCCAATCAGCTATCTCTTGATTGAGGTCTTTTCTCTTATCTTCAAGGTCTGCAATGCTATCGTCTATACGCTTGTTATTCGCCACACCAAGCTCAATCTTTGTATCAACCGATGAAACTTGCCTTAACAGTTCGTTTCGCTCGTTTTTGAGCTTTCTGATAAGCTCTGATGTATCATTTTCATCGGCAAGAGCTTTCTCTTTTTCCTCGATTTTAGCTTTAAGCGCCTGATACTCACTGTTGCCTGTCATATCAGTATCAGTAGGTAAGCCTCCAAGCTCTTTAGCAACAGCATCATGTCTTATTGTCAGTTCCGTAAGTTCTGCTTCAAGGTCAGCTATTTCTTTCTTCCTATCCTCGATAGCCTGTTTAAACCCCTTGCTATCATTTGATAGCGCATTTCCCTTATCTTCAAGCTCTTTAAGGTTCTTTGCTTTTCGCTCGTCAAATTCAGCTCTCATGCTCTCTATCTTATCTTCCGGCAATCTCTGACCGCACATCGGACAATTAACACTGCTTTCATCAAAGGAAAGTGCCTTTGCTTTTTTCCAGTCAGCACGTACCTTTGCTAAGTCTATTGCGCAATCTCCAATCTCTCTTTCGGAGCTTTTAATGCTAGCTTTTCCGGCTCTTATCATTGACTCTGTTTTGCGGATTGAAACATCGAAGCCGTCAATCTGTAACTGTAGCTCCATGCGCTTTTTCTGATTTTCGGCATTGGCTTTTCTCTCCATGTCTGAAAGCTCAAATTTAAGGTTCATAATGTCCTCTGTGGCTTTCTGCTTGTCCTCTAAAATTTTGTTATAGTCAGACAGCTTATCTTCAATTTCCTTAAGCTGTGGCTCGTATGTTTTCTTCTGTAGTTCAAGCTCTGCAAGGTCTGTATACTCATTGGTGGAATGGATTGTATCTATCCTTGTTGAGATTTCGTCTCTTTCCTTAACAAGTCCTTTTGAGCCATTCCTACCGCCTGTGCCGTTTAGCTTGCCACGACATACTTTTTTGAGCTGGTCTACGTCCCCATCGTCAAACATCGGTTTAAGTTCGGCAAACTGTGGAAACATATCGCAGATTTCTTCATCAGTACGTGTGCCAAAATAGCTTGCAAGTGCTAATCTCTGCTCTGCCTGTGACTTGTTGAGTAATGTCATGGCATTTAAGCAAAATGGTAATACTCCAAGTTCTGCCATGTTGTCATTGATGTACTGATTGTAGTCAGCCATTTTGTAAGGTACATCATTAATTGAGTAATCAGTAACACTTCCTGTAATCTCGCCTTTTTTGTTGCGTTTCTGCCTTGTAACCTTTTTCAGAGTCTTTGCTTTTCCGTCAATCTCAAAGGTAACAGCTCTTACAATATCAACATCATCAATCTCAACTCCGTTTTCATCATGCGGTCTTATGCCTGTAATCTCTCTGTCGTTCTCATCGTGACAATTCAGCACATCAAGGATAATTCTCTTAACTGTTGATTTGCCGACTTCATTCTGACCGGACAACACAGTTTTCATTGAAAAATCTGTGTCTAATGTGTTTTTGCCATAGAATTTACAAAAATTCTGCGCAAATACATGTGTAATTTTCATTGTGTTTCCTCTCTTTCTATTTGTTTATGGTTTTTAGAATCAAATTTCCATGTAGGCTTGATTTCTTCACTACTCTTAAGTATGAGTCCGACTCCGATACAAAAAGCCACTCACTCGGCACGTAATGAGCCTTGTTGAGCAATAGCTTCTGCTCTCTTGTTAATGGCTTCAACCTGTATCTTGTATCACCCAGCCTAATCCGTCTTACATTGTCGCTCATTTAGTTTCTCCATTTCCCTGTCCAACAGTGCTTGAAAGTCAAATGATTTGTCCTCGTGCCGTTTAGCTCGATATAATTCTTGTAGGTAATCGTTAGCACTCTGACGCTTCAATTGGCTACCAATCGCAGTAGATGTCAAGATTTCCATTTCCGCTCCCTTCGTCATATACAATTCCTTGGACGCCTATTGGAGTATCAACTACAGTTCCGTGTGGTAAATCATCACTTGCAATTACAACGTATTCGTTTTCATCAACTACCAATCCGTGCTCATTTAGATGTCTGCCCGGAATATTTAGACCGCCTCCAGGTAACGCTCTCTGTGAGTACCACGTATAAGTGTAATCGCCATATCTGACTCGCCCCAGCTTCCTAAATCGGCTACAACTGTATTTCTTACGGCAAGTCGGAACTGTTGGCTCTACATAAGTCTGCTCAACTACAACCGGCTCATTCTGAACTACTGTCGGTTCAATCTTTCCTAGCATTACGCTATTTAAATAGGAAGTAACACCGGCTGTCAGCTCAACTTTGCTATCTGCTTTCGCTGCTATTGGCTTTAAGGTCATAGTTCCAATTATTAAAGTCGATAACATCAATATCCTTTTTCTTCTCATGTGGTTCGCCCTCCTCTATGAGACATATTGCAATCAGTATCAGCCAAAATACTGTTACGATTGCCCCAACAATGATACTCGCTGTCTTAATTCCGTATGCCACCGATAATCCAAGGAAAAATACAAAAGCTAATGCTCCAAAAATCGAATAGCCACAGCCCACACAGAATTTCTGCTTTAAAGTTCTTTTTCTCATACAATCACTCTCCGTTCTGCGCAAGGAATTTATTTACAAAATAAACTTGTCCTTTGCCTGTAACTTTTGTGGTCTTTGTTTCAAGTGGAAGCCTGTCACCTCTTTCAACAGTTCGTATAACAACCTCAAGCAATCCCATTTCCATTGCTTTTTGAGTCGGAGCTGTCGAGCCTTGACAAACATATCCATTTTCACGTAGCCACTTATAAAGTCGCTTCTCTCCGATTTTGACTCCATTCTGTCTTATCAATTTTGCGACATCCCTTACTAGCAATGATGTTTCACTAGCTGTTACTGCGTCAGCAAATATCTCTTTGGGCTTCATGCGAGCATTATCTTCGATTAGCTTTGTGTTATCAGACTTAAGGCTATCAATAGTCTTATTGGCTATCTTTAATGCTCTAGCCATTACCTGTTCCGGTGTGTTCCATGCTTTCTCTAAATCAATGAGATATTGTCGGCACTGTTTGCCTTTTTCAGTTCTGCTCATAAGACAGATATGTTTTGCCATATCAACTGTCATGTTGTAGTCCTGTAATTCTTTCTCACCGCCATATTGATTGCTCTGTACCTTAAGGTACGCACCTTTGTAATCCTCACCCTCAATAAAAGTATTTGAGTAAGTTTCAAACCATGCGGAAAATCTCTTGCTGACCTCGAGTGCATTATGCAGTTCTCTTGCCGATACCATTTGAGTATCAACATCAACCTTTAAAATCTCATTCATGCTTCTACCTCGCTTTCCTCTGCGTCAGACTCAAACAAGGATTCTGCAATATCGCAATCATCAGTACTGTATTTGTCACATATTTCGCCTAGGAATATCGACTCTGCTATGTCATATTCAACTTGATTTTCTGACATAATTTCTGCGATTCGTTGTTCTCTTGCGTTCATGCTTTCTCCTTTCTTTCTAATCCACGAAACTTTCAACCGGCTCATCAAGATAGCTTGCAATTTTAATCATGGTGTCTAATTTTGGCTTGCTTTTATCTCTCTTCCAATCTGAAAGTAGCATGGGTGAAAAGTTCAAGTCTGTTGCTACTCGGTATGATGTGATACCCTTTTTCTTCAAAATTTGCTCAAATCTCGAATATGATTGAGCATATTTCTTAGAATTATTCATTTTTTACGCTCCTTTCCTTAAAAATATATTGATTTCATTAAGGAAATCCGTTATAATGAAACTTACCAAGACAACAAAATAACAAAATTAAAACCTAGGTTTTAAGGATTCCCTTAATCTAGGTCTAGTATATTATGGTTTTCTTTAATTGTCAAGCATTATTTTAAAGTTTTCCATAATAATTTATGAGGGATTTTTTATGTACGAATACTATCAGAAATTACTAGACGAAAAAGGCTTGAAAAATGCCGATGTTGCAAGAGCTACAGGCATTTCAAACATGACTCTATCTGATTGGAAAAGAGGAAAGAGCGAGCCAAAAACTAAGAATATG